CCATTGCTTCGGATCCACAGCTACCTCGAGGAGGCAGCCGTAGAGTATACGATTGGAGGTCAAACTTCATGAGTATTGAAACACAAACTCATATCGGTTGTCTTATCGTAAGGAAAGTGTGTGGGAGAGCTGGCAAAGGGTTGCAACGTGAAATCGAAGGTTGGATTTCACACAACGGGGCAGAGTGGACTGTGTCGCGAATTAAAGCGATATGGAACGCTGCTCTTCATCTTCGGAATGGTGACCCCGTCGCTGCACAAGCAGTGTACCGGGAGAACTCCATTGCGTACCATCATGGGACTATGTTGCCGAAAGGGAACTGGGGCTATGTGGTAAGGCATTTCCTGACAGCACGGAAACCATCCGTGTTGAGACGGTATGCTGCAGTGATGCGGTTCTATACTTGCCTGCGAGCTTCTGAGGAAACTCCGAAGCAGACTCGTAAGTATGTCAAAGCCATTGCAGGTCCCTGGCAGCCTAATCCAACTTGTTGGATTACGGTTCCAACGATCAAAGAGGGTTTATTGAGAAGTCTGAATACCAGGCTACAGGAGAGTCATGAGACAGGTTGGCATTGGGAAACAGATGAGTCAGGATGGATGCAAAAGCGACCTACAGTTGAGTACCGTCGTGAGGATCTCCTCACGAAGTGCAATAAACTGGAAGAAGCCCAGCAAATATCCGACCTTTCTGGTTCCTCGTACTTTTTCTCCGACAAACCAATTCCCCGTGAAATTCGGGACTTGCCTTACGGCAAGCTTGTGTGGTCGTGGATAAGTAACGAGAAAGCTCCCACCAACGTGACTCAGAGCTTACCTGTGGAAGACCTGGTAAGTGAGGTTCTCCTAATGGGCGACTTTGGTAGACCTCCTGCGGGAGATCACCTTGGTCGTATCCAAGTGCTCCAAGAGCAGGGATGCAAGGCCAGAGTGGTATTCCAACCAACAGCAAGGATTCAGTTTGCTATGAGACCTTTACACAAGGTTCTCGCAGACTTCATTGAACGAAAGTTCAATAAGGAGTCTTGTGTGAGAAACCAAGTTAAAGGTATCTATGCAGCTCTTGAATTGCTAGAGGATGGGAAAGATGTCTACAGTGTAGACCTCTCCTCCGCTACTGACCGCTTTCCCCGGAGTATAACCTTGAGTCTATTGGACGCAATGGGTTTACAGAAGTATTCTCAGATCGTGACACAGATCTGTATGGAAAGTTTTCCAGTTGCAGGTCATGATGGCATGTTTCTGAAGTATGCTACTGGACAACCCATGGGTCTATATGGCTCCTTCCCAATGTTCCACATGTCTAACTTGCTAGTAGCCGACTATGCCAAACGTTTGGTGATAAACCGTCCTGGACGCCACGCGAAACCCACCTCATTCCGAGATGGATCCTTTTGCAAGGTGTTAGGCGATGATATCATCCTACCGGACGCAGATATCGCTGCTATGTACCGCGACATCATGAACGCCCTCGGAGTCGACATCTCCGTCAACAAGTCCTTCTCGGGCAAAGTTGCCGAGTTTGCCGGTTTCATCGCATTGCCATTGAGGGAAGGCAGATACACTGCTTTTCGTCCCTATAAGGTTCCAGATGGTTCAAAAATCACTAACCCTCTAGAGTTCCTACATGGACTCGGAGTAAAGTGTACCTCCTTGGGCCCTTATTGGAAAAGGATGTTCGCGGCCTACTCCCGTACACTGGGTGATAGGGATTTATCCCTTGAACCCTTAGTACCCGACGATGACCGTCCAAAGGTGTTTCCGAAAGGCAACAGCCGTTGGATGAACGCCTTGGCGAATGTGTGTTACGCCAAAGGGCATTTGGATCTGGGTGACCAGGCCGAATACCTCGACCCGAGTGACACCGCTTTGGTGAACGCCGCGTTCCACGAACGCGGTAATGTACCACTGTCACAAATCGCCTTTGTCCCTGATACGTACATCAGCCTATCTCAGCGTGAGAAGGCTCGGAGACGGTCAAGGAGTCACCACTTATCGGACGACCCGTTAATT